AAACTTCTAAAATTTGAGCCATTAAATCATCAGGATCTTCGATTCCAATCAGTTTATCTCTTATTGTGTTGATACGACTCATTTAATTCCTAATTCGTGTTCTGTTAATACTTGAAATTTCCATAATCGATCTTTACAAAATTCATCACCAGCTTTCCATTTTGCCATATTCTTCGCATATTCATACACTTCATAAATGTATCCCTTGGTTTGTCTTTTAGGTTTTTTTGGAGGTACGGTTTGTTTAGACGGTTTAACTTCAATTAATTTATGAACTATCTTTCCACTACTTTCCCTCACCTTCACATAAAAATCTGGAAAATAACGATGAACACGATTATCAACTGGAGACTTATATGGAATTGCGATTTCCTCAGATGACCATTTTAATATTGATGGTGTTGTATCACAATATTTCATGAATTTCAACTCCCACAAAGACCGATAGATAATGTTTGTTGGATCACCTTTATACTTGTAGGGGCATCTCGGTTTATATTTACCTTTGTATGACATCTAAATAGATAATAATACAATAATTTATATAAGGTATTTAGAGTGGCAGAATCCTTTGCAAAAAAAATTACGATGACACAAGCCAAACAAACGTTTGGTAATATTGCGTTTAATAATCATTATATTGTGAATTTTTCTTCATTGAAACCTACAATCATCAGATATCTTGAGAGATCAACTGGATTTAGTGATATTGATGAGTTTATATCAAGAACCTCTGGACTTCTTTGTAGTGATGCATCTTTACCAGCATCCGCATTTGCGACAGCAGAAGTAAAAGATAATTTTATGGGAATTCCACAAGAGTTCGCACATACTCGTTTGTATACTGATATTGATTTTACTTTTTATGTTGATAATAATTATACAATGCTGAGATTTTTTGAAGGTTGGATGGATTATATTTCAAGTGGATCCGAAAGACAAGGTGTAACTGATCGTGTTAAACCATATTATAGAAGAATGAAATATCCTGATGATTATAAAGTTGATACAATGTCAATCACAAAGTTTGAACGAAATTATGATCGAGAGATACAATATCAATTTATGAACGCATTTCCAAAGTCAGTTACTCCGATACCAGTTACGTACGGAGAAGCTGAATTGTTAAAAGTATCTGTAAGTTTTAACTATGACAGATATATAATGAAAAGAATTAATGAACCAGAATATAATTCACTTTTTGATGCTTTATTTGGTTCAATATCAAACATTTTTTAACCCCCTAAATAGATTTACTGAATTGTAATAGGATTATTATGCCTTTACCAAAAATTAATACACCGACATATGAGTTGGTGTTACCGTCCAACAATAAAAAAATTAAATATCGTCCTTTTCTTGTTCGTGAAGAAAAAATTCTAATTATCGCATTAGAATCTCAGGATATGAAACAAATTACTGATGCGATTGTTGAAATACTAAACGCATGTGTAATGACAAAAGGAGTTGAGATTACAAAATTGGCAACAGTTGATGTCAACATAACTTGTCCTGATGATGGAGAAACATCTGTTGAGATGGAAATTCCAATTGATGCGATTAAAGTTAAGAAAACAAAGAACCATAAAAATATTATTAAATTAGATGATCAATATTCAATGAAACTTAAGTATCCTGAATTAAGTAAATTTGTTGAAAATAATTTTGAAGTTGGTAGTGATACAAGTGACGTATCAAAATCATTAAGTATGATCACCTCATGTATTGAAATGATTTATGATAATGAAGAGAGTTGGGATGCAAATGATTCTACAACAGAAGAACTAGAGGAGTTTATAGAGCAATTGAATACCAAACAATTTAAAGAAGTTGAAAGGTTTTTCGATACAATGCCTAAACTGTCACACACTGTGAAGGTGAATAATCCAAAAACAAAAGTTGAATCAGATGTTGTATTGGAGGGTTTGGCTGCTTTTTTCACCTAAGTATGGCTCATACTGACCTTGAGTCATACTTTAAAATTAATTTTGCGTTGATGCAGCATCATAAATATTCATTGACAGAGATTGAAAATATGATTCCTTGGGAAAGGGAAGTGTATCTTACTTTATTACGACAACATGTTGAAGAGGAAAACTTAAAGGCACAGCAAAACAATGGATGAGACATCTCCAGTATATGAAAATTTTAGTAATAAAATGACTGCCATGAGTGGCAGACCAAAATTGAATGTGACAAATATGAAATCTCCATTCAGTGGTGGTGGAAGTATTGTGCCAAAAATGGCTCCTGGTTCTAAATTTATTCCAAGACCCTCTGGTAGAGGTGGAACTATTATACCACCAGAAGGACTAACAAGAAGAAAAAGAAGAAGTGATGCAAAACCATTTGGACAAGTTAAGGCAGAAATTGATTTAAAAGAAGAAAAGAAAAAATCTAGAAACGTATTTAAGATGATGGCAAATCTTAAAGAGAAAATTGCTATCAACTCAAAGAAAATTACTTTACTTAAAAATATATTACAGGCTAAAGATAGTTATGGTGGAAAAGAAGATCCACTAGAGGAAACTAATAAAACAATTGAAGAGATTGGAAAGATAATAGAGAAAGATTATGATTATCGAATTTCTCAAGAAAAAGAAGAGAATGATAGATTAAGATCTGATAAGTCAAAAGAAAAACAAGATGAATCAGAATCTAAATTAGAGAATGTTAAAAAGGTTGGTCAAAAAGTAGGACAAAGTATTAATGAAGGAGTATCTAAAGTAACTTCTCCGATTGGAAATATTTTTTCAGGTATTGCCGAATCATTAAAATTTATTGGTTTTGGTATCTTAGCAAATAACGCATTTGATTGGTTAAAGGATGAAGAGAATCGAGAAAAACTAAGTAACTTCTTTAAGTTCATCGCAAGTAAATGGAAATGGGTATTGGGAATTGGTGCTGGACTTGTTGGTCTTAAAGTTTTAGGATCAATCATTGGTATTGTAAAAACTGTTGGAACTGTAATTGGAATTTTAGCAAGTCCATTGGCACTTAAAGCGATTGCTGCGATTGCTGCGGGTGTGTTGATATACAAAGCTGGTAAATTTTTAATAGATAAAACTAGGGAAGCAATGTTTGGTGGTGAGGCTGGTGCTGAACAAAGAACTGAAAATGCAGAAGCACTATTAAAAGAAGGTGTAAATTTAAGAGGACAAGTTAATATTAGTAAAGGTTCAAGGAAAAAAGATGGTGATGTGATGAAATATGGGACTGAAGAGCAGAAAGCAGCATACTTAAAATTTAAAAAAGCGGAAGAGGAAAGAGAAAAAATAACTAAAGAAAAAAGAGAAGAATTAAAACCAATTGATGCTGCAATTAGGAACTTATTAAAAAATGATTTATACATTGAACCACGAGGTCCGCAAGACAGAAATAAACGTAGACAATTAAATTCTACTGGTAAAGCTGAAGAAGCAAGATTAGAAAAATTAAAACAAGCAATCATAGATAAGCATGATGCTAGATACGACCAACCATATGCTCCTGTTGATAAAACTCCAATTGGAACACCTATTACATCACCACCAAAAGATAAAACTGTAATATCTAAAAAGAAAGCAAATGAATCTGTAATATCTAATACTAAAAAAGATAAATCTCTTATTGATAAAGAAGTTGATTCCATCACCCCAAATATTAAAGCTTATTCAGTTCCTTCTATGTTAAATATGGACTTAGGAACAGAAAGAGAAGTTGATGTTGCTGATGACATAGATCCATCAGGTGGAGAAGTTAATGCAGTTGAAGTTGTAAACTCTATTAATAGACTTAATGATTACATGTTGGAAACACCAAAGATACATCAGATAATTGGATAATATGGAAACAGCAAGTATTAAAAAATTAAAATTAAATGTTACCAATATTAAGAGTACACTTCTTAAGGGTAATAAAAAATTAATTAAAATTCAAGGATCAAATCGAAAGATAATGGATGCTGATCTAAGACAAAAAGAATTATCAAATAAAGAAAAGAAAATTGAAACTCCTCTTGTATCTAAATTTAAATCAACTGGAAAAAAAATATCTCAAAAAACAGGAAGTATGTTCTCTCGAATTTTTGAAGTTTTGGGATTGATTACTGCTGGAATTATAATTAATAATATTAAAACCATAATTGATAAAGTCAAGGCAATCTATACAGATTTAAAAGAAAAAATTACTAAATTTTATGAGGATAATAAAGGTATATTTGATTTACTTGGAAAGTTTATAAATGTTTTAAAAGATGGTGTTATGGGTTTACTATCTTTAATCGGCAAGGTTGATGTTGAAAAACAAGAAAAGGAGCAAGATGAAACTAAAAATATGGTGTCTGAACTTGATGCTGATAAGTTGAAAAAAATAACAGAACCGATGACTGGTTTAATGGGTAAAATTAAAGAAGCACTACAAGGTAAAAAGGAGATAGATGAACCAAGTGAAGAAGAAGTAAAAGAGTATGAA